ATGACGAGGAAGAACTGCCCGGCGGCTGTCGCCGGCCGCACTGTCGTGGGCAAATCGCGGGCACGCTGGAACGGCAAGCGCAAATCATTGTTTCTGGCTGCACTGACCGATACCGCCAATGTGCGAAAATCTGCCGCGGCGGCGGGCATGTCACTGACGGCGGCCTATGACCTCAAGGCCCGCGATCCGGCCTTTGCGCAAGCGTGGCGGGAAGCGCTGGAGATTGGCTATAGCGAAGTTGAGCTGATGCTCCTGCGGGAGTCGCTCCATGGCAGCGAACGAACCGAAATGGTTGAAGAGGGTGCGGAGAAGACGCTCAAATATGTGAAGACAGTGCGCAGCTTCAACTTCCCCGTCGCGATGCGGCTGTTCATGGCGCATCGGGAGGAAGTGCTGGCCTTCCGCCGGGCGCGGGACGGCGACGAGGCGCCGGAGCAGGGCGCGACCGAGCGGTTGCAGCGCTATCTGGATGAAATCCGCATGCGGCTGGCGGAGTGCGAAGCCGAGATCGGCGACGCGGAGGCAGGTGACGGTGAAAGCGGCGATGCGCATGGCTTCGCCTCGGACGGTTCCGATGGTTCCGATCCGACCCGCGCAACCGATGGGGCGCGGGAGGCCGGGTGATGGCCGACAGCGGCAAATCGACGCTGGAACGAATCGCCCGGATGCCGGTGGAGAAGAGCGCGCAGTTGCTCGCGGCGCTGGGCGACGAGGGCTGTGCATGGCTGGCCGGGGCCTGGCGCCACCAGGCGCGGGCCGCGCAGCTGCCGCCCGACGGAGACTGGTTCATCTGGCTGGTGATGGCCGGGCGGGGCTTTGGCAAGACGCGGGCCGGGGCGGAATGGGTGCGCGCGCTGGCGGAGGGCGACGGCACGGCGCGGATCGCGCTGGTCGGCGCCAGTCTGCATGAAGCGCGGGCGGTGATGGTGGAAGGCGAGAGCGGGCTGCTGGCGATCGCGCCGGCCGGTGCGCGGCCAAGCTGGCAGCCGACGCGACGGCTGTTGCAATGGCCCAACGGGGCGCGGGCGATCATCTATGGCGCGGCCGAGCCGGAAGCCTTGCGCGGACCGCAGCACAGCCATGCCTGGGCGGACGAGATCGCCAAATGGCCGCGCGCCACGGCGGCGTGGGACAATCTGGCGATGGGCTTGCGGCTCGGTGTCCGGCCATGCGTGATGGCGACGACGACGCCGCGCCCGGTTGCGCTGGTGCGGCGGCTGGCGAGCGACCCGGCGGTGCGGATCACACGGGGGCGGACGCAGGAGAACAGCGCGGCGCTGCCCCCGCGCTTTCTGGCGGAAATGGCGCGGATGTTCGGCGGGACGCGGCTGGGTCGGCAGGAACTGGACGGCGACCTGCTGTTGGAGGCCGAGGGGGCGCTGTGGACGCGCGATCTGCTCGATCGGTGCCGGATGGCGCGCACGGTGGCCGAGGGCACGGCGTGGGCGCGGCTGGTCGTGGCGGTCGATCCACCGGCGAGCGACCATGGCGATGCGTGCGGGATCGTGGTTGCGGCGCTGGATGACGCGGGACGGGCGATCGTGCTGGAGGATGCGACGATCGAGCGGGTGCGGCCCGAGCGCTGGGCCCGCGCGGTGGCCGATGCGGCCGCGCGCTGGGCGGCGGACAAGGTGATTGCCGAGGCGAATAATGGCGGTGCGATGGTGGGAGCGGTGCTGCGGGCGGCGGATATCGCGCTGCCGCTGCGGCTGGTGCATGCCGCGCAGGGCAAGGTGGCGCGGGCGGAACCGATCGCGGCGGCCTATGAGGCCGGGCGGGTGTGCCATGCCGGGCTGTTTCCCGAGCTGGAGGATCAATTATGCGGGCTGGTGCTGGGTGGCGGCTATGAAGGGCCGGGGCGATCGCCGGACCGGGCCGACGCGCTCGTCTGGGCGCTGACGGAACTGTTGCTGGCGACCCGGGGGCAGGCGCGGCTCACGCCATTGTGACCCGCTGCGATGGCGATGGTTCGCGCTTGGTTTTTCCGGCGGGTCGCGATCTGCCAGTGGGGACGGCCCGTACCGTGAGACGGGCTGCGTGTGCTGTCCGGCCGTGGCCGCGCGATCGGCGGGCATCGGGCTGGATAGCAATCGGCCGGAGGTGAGGGGAGCCAATGTGAAATCATTTGCGTTGATGCACGGATAGGCAGACGTTCGCAGCTGACCGGCCGGCAGGGACTCTTCCGGATGGAAAATATATCGAACAGCATTGTGAATGCGCCGACGCTTCCCGTCCTGTGGCGCCAGATGACCCGTTATTTCAGCCGCCATGGTTTTGGCGGGGTGAGCTATTATTGGCTGCGTGCGGGGACCGGTCTGCCGGCGATCGTCCCGCTGCAATATGGCTTCACCCGCGAGCAACGGGACGTTTACCGGGCGTTTGATTTCGAGCGGCTGGATATTGTGCCCCATACGGCGCTGGTGGCCGGCCGACCGCTCCGCTGGAGCGAGATCTGGCGTGACGCGCAGCTGACCGACGAGGAACGCGCCTTCCTGACCGCGCTGCGGGAGAAGGGGGTTACGGACGGGTTCTCGCTGCCCTGCTACGGGCCGAACGGTCGCGATGCGGTGGTGGGGCTGGGCCGGATGACGGCGAAGACGGATACGAGCCGGGACCATCTGGCGTTGCTCCATTTCGCGGCGCAGGCAGCGCATCTGCGGATATGTGCACTGTTTGCCGATGCGGCGCCGCCGACGCGGCTGCTCTCGCGCCGGGAGAAGGAAATTCTCGACTGGGTGGCGCGCGGCAAGAGCAATGGCGTGATCGCCGAGATCTTGCAGATCGCGCCCGGCACGGTGGATACCTATATGCGGCGGATTTACGAGAAGCTGGAGGTGTCCGACCGCACATCGGCAGCGGTGAAAGGCGTGGGGCTGGGACTGATCGCGGCCTGAGGCAGCGCGACTGGTCGGGCCTGGGGACACAGATCACAGCGAACCGCATCGCGCTCGTGGGCATGGTCTTCGGCCTGGCCGCGCGGCCATGGCGCATCTGCCGCTGGCGGCGTTGCGGCCGGGCGGATGCGGATGGATCGTGCCGCGCCGACCCATTGATCGAAACGGGATGGCCATTGCCGCCTCCTCATCGTGCTCGATGAGCGGCGGGATATTTGCCGGGCGGGGTGGGCTGAGCCTGCGCGGCCGGTTCGGGATCGCCCGTTGCGGCGGACATGATCTGTAAGGAGAGCGCCATTGAAATGGTTTGGACGCAAGGCCGCGGCGGACGTGTCGCGGCCACCGCTGACCCGTGCCTGGCTGGGGCTGGGCTGGGTCGCGGCAGGCAACTGGCCGCAGGGCTATGAGGCGCAGCTGAAGGCTGCCATTCTCGCCAATCCGGTGGCGCAGCGGGCGCTGCGGCTGATCAGCGAGGCGGTGGGCAGCGTGGCGCTGATCGCCACGGCGGATGATCCGGCGGCGGCCGCCGGCGCGCTGGCGCTGGTGCAGCAGCGGGCGGCGGGGCAGAGCCTTATCGAGACGCTGGCGGCGCATCTGCTGCTCCATGGCAATGGCTATGTGCAGGTTGGCCATGGTCCCGATGGTGGGCCGGCGAGCCTTTATGCGCTGCGGCCGGACCGGGTGAGCATCGAGCAGGACGGGCAGGGCTGGCCGAACGCCTATCGCTATCGGGCGGGCGAGCGCGATGTGCATTATGCGAGCGAGGATGCGGCGGGGCGCACGGCGGTGATCCATATCCGCTCGCTCAACCCGGCGGATGATCATTATGGGCTGGGCTGCCTTGGCGCGGCGGCGGGGGCCGTGGCGATCCACAACAGCGCGACGCGGTGGAACAAGGCGCTGCTGGACAATGCGGCGCGGCCGTCCGGCGCGCTGGTCTATGAGCCCAAGGATGGCGGGCTGCTCTCCTCCGATCAGTTCGACCGGCTCAAGGATGAGCTGGAGGCGGCGTTTCAGGGCGCGGAAAATGCCGGGCGGCCGATGTTGCTCGAAGGCGGGCTGCAATGGCAGTCGATGAGCCTCTCGCCGCATGAGATGGATTTTGTGGAACTCAAGGCGGCCGCCGCGCGGGACATTGCGCTCGCCTTCGGGGTGCCGCCGGTGCTGGTCGGGCTGCCGGGGGATAGCACTTACGCCAATTATCGCGAGGCGAACAAGGCGCTGTGGCGGCAATCGGTGCTGCCGCTGGCGGACAAGATACTGGGCGGGCTGGCGCAGGGATTGCGCGGGTTCATGCCGGGGTTGCGGCTCGCGGCGGACCTGAATCAGGTGCATGCGCTGATCGATGAGCGGGCGCAGCTGTGGGACCGGGTGGCGGCGGCCGACTTCCTCTCCGACGCGGAAAAGCGCGCGATGCTCGGGCTGGAGGCGAAGGCTTCATGAGCGCGGCGGTGCGCTTCGCGGGTTATGCCGCGATTTTCGACAAGGTCGATCGGGGCGGAGACATGATCGCGCCGGGAGCGTTTGCGGCGAGCCTGGCGCGGCGGGGGGCGGACGGGTTGCCGTTGCTCTGGCAGCATCATGCGGACCTGCCGATCGGGCGGATATCGGCGGTGAGCGAGGATGCGCGGGGGCTGCGCGTGATCGGCGAGATTGGCGGAGCCGGTGCGGCGGCGCGGCAGGCGGCGGCGATGCTGCGCGCGGGGCGGATCGACGGGCTGTCGTTCGGCTACCGCGTGGTGGCGGCGCAGGGCGAGCAGCCACGCCGGCTGGAGGCGCTTGATCTCGTTGAGGTCAGTCTGGTGACGCATCCGATGCAGACGCTGGCGCGGGTGCATGCCGTGGAATGAGCAGGGCGGAATAAGCAGATTTTCACGGGAGCCTTTGGGCTCCCTTTTTTTTGACCGCAGGAGACGTGACTTATGCTGGAAGTGAAAGCCAATGCGCTGGAGGAGAGCTTCGATGCGATCCTGCATGCCGACCGGATGACGGGCCTGGAGGCGCGACTCGACGCGATGGATGCCGCGATGGCGGCGCAGGCGCTGCGCAGTGGCCGGCCGCCGCTCGATGGCGCGAAGGGCGGGGAGATCGACCCGGCACGGGCGGCCTTTACCGAGCGCTATCTGCGCCGCGGGGTCGAGGCCGGGGTGGAGCTGAAGAGCTTCTCCGGCGCGAGCGGCGGGGCCGGCGGCTATGCCGTGCCGCGCGAGATCGACCAGATGATCGAGGTAGCGCTCAAGGCGATCTCGCCGATCCGCGCGATCGCCAATGTCGTGCGCACCGGCACGGCGGGCTATCGCAAGCTGGTGACGACGGGCGGGGTCGTGTCCGGCTGGGCCTCCGAGACCGGGGCGCGGCCGGAGACCGCGACGCCGGTCTTCCAGGAGATCGCTCCGCCCAGCGGGGAGTTATATGCCAACCCGTCGGCCACGCAGGCGATGCTGGACGACGCCTTGTTCGATGTGGAGAGCTGGCTCGCGGGCGAGATTGCGCAGGAATATGCGCGGGCCGAGGGCGCGGCCTTTGTGAACGGGGACGGGACCAACAAGCCGAAGGGGTTCCTCCAGTATAGCGCGACGGGCGAGGCGGATGGCGTGCGGGCGTTCGGTTCGCTGCAATATATCGCTTCCGGGCAGGCGGGGGCTTTCCCGGCGAGCGCGCCGCAGGACAAGCTGATCGACCTCGTGCAGGCCTTGAAGGCGCCTTATCGGCAGGGCGCGGCCTTTGTGATGAACTCGACGACGCTGGCGCGCATCCGCAAGTTCAAGACGAGCGACGGGGCCTTTTTGTGGCAGCCCAGTCTGGCCGTGGGCCAGCCGGCGACGCTGCTCGGCTATCCGGTGGTCGAGGCCGAGGATATGCCGGACATGGCGGCGGACAGCCTCTCCATCGCGTTCGGCAACTTCCAGCATGGCTATGTGATCGCCGAGCGCAATGAGACGAGCATCCTGCGCGACCCGTTCACCAACAAGCCGTTCGTGCAGTTTTATGCCGTCAAGCGGATCGGCGGGGCGGTGACGAACAGCGATGCGATCAAGCTGATGAAGTTCTCCGCCACGTAAGCGCGCGGCGGAGTTGCGCCATGCCGGAACACTCCCGCCGGCATGGCGCGCCCTTTCTCCCTCCATTTGCGAAGGATGCATCGCATGACCGTGACCATCGAACCGGCGGCTGCGCTCGCGGCGCCGCTGGAGGCGCTCAAGACCTATCTTGCGATCAGCCTGGACGATGAGGATGACGCGTTGACCGGGCTGATCCGTGCCGCGAGCGAGGTGGCCGAGCGCTATCTTGGCCAGTTGCTGATCGCGCGCGCTGTGACGCAGACGCTGGGCGTGCGCAGCGGCTGGCAGCGGCTGGCGATCCGGCCGGTGACCGGCATCACAGCCGTTGATGGGCTGCCGGCCGATGGCGCGGCGTTTCCGCTGCCGGTGGAGAGCTATGCCGTGGATATCGACGCGGGCGGCACGGGGCATATTCGCATCTCCACGCCCGGCGCGGCGGGGCGGGTGCGGGTCCGCTATACCGCCGGGCTGGCGAATGATGCCGATGCGGTGCCTGACGCGATCCGGCATGGGATCATCCGGCTGGCGGGTGAATATCATGCCCGGCGCGAGGGGCTGGAGCCCGATCCGCCGGCCTCCGTGACCGCGCTGTGGCGACCCTGGCGGCGGGTGCAGCTCGCATGACCGGGGCGACGCTTGTGCGCGCGGCGCTCCATGCGGCGTTGAGCGGCGATGCGGCGCTGGCGGCGCTCGTCCAGCAGGTGAGCGAGGGCGTGCCGCTCAAGGCGAGCGCGCCATGGCTGCAACTGGACGACGCGCAAGCGACCGGCTGGGGCGCGCGCGGCGTCGACGGGCTGACGCTGCGCCAGCTGATCCGGATCATCGTGCGCGGCGATGATCGCGGGCGGGTGGATGCCATTGTCGCGCGGGTCGAGGCCTGTCTGGCGGCGATGCCCGGCGATGTCGGCGACTGGCGGATCACCGACTTGCGGTTCGAGCGGGCGCGGATCGTGCGTGGGCGGGCCGACTGGCGGGTGACGCTCGATTATGCGGTGCGGGCGGCCCGGCTGGGCTGACGCGCGGCGATTTTCCTCCTCATCTTGAAAGGACAGATCATGGCAGTGGAGAAGGGCAGCGCTTTCCTGCTCAAGATCGGCGATGGCGGCGTGCCGGTGGCCTATGCGACCGTCGCCGGCATGCGCACGACGCAGGTTTCCGTGAATGGCGAGCCGGTGAATATCACCAGCAAGGATTCGGGCGGCTGGCGGCAATTGCTGCCCGGCGCGGGCGTGCGATCGGTGAGTGTCTCGGGCGCGGGGATTTTTACCGGATCGGCCGCCGAGGTGCGGCTGCGCGACCATGCGCTGGTGGGCGCGATCGACGATTATGAGCTGAGCTTCGAGAGCGGCGAGCGATTGCGCGGCCAGTTTCTGGTGACGCGGCTGGATTATGCCGGGGATTATAATGGCGAGCGGACCTATACGCTGAGCCTTGAAAGCTCCGGCGCGGTGGCGGCGCTGTGACGGCCGGGGCCAATCCCGCGCGGGGGGAGGCCGCGCTGACCGTGGGCGGGCGCGCGCTGCGTGTGCGGCCCAGTTTCGCGGCGCTCGTGGCGGCGGAGGGCGAGGTGGGCTCGCTGCTCGCGCTGGCCGAGCGGGCCGGGCAGGGGCGGCTGGCGCTGGCCGAGATGGAGGCGCTGCTGTGGCACTGCCTGGCGGACCGGCCGGATGCGCTGGAGCGCGCGCGCCTTGGCGAGGCGCTGGTGGCGCAGGGTGTCGGCGCGGCGATGCCGGCCGTGCGGGCGATCCTGCGGCAGATCCTCATGGGTGGGGAATGACGACATTTGCGGATTGCGCTCGCCGGCTCGCCGGGCAGGCCGGGCTGCTGCTCGGCTGGCGGCCGGAGGAGTATTGGGCGGCGACGCCGGAGGAACTGGCGACCGGGCTGGCTCCGCTCCACGATGGTCCGGGCGCTGATGTGCCGGCGATGGACCGGGCGCTGATCGCGCGCCTCAAGGAGATACACCCCGATGGATGATGAACTGGATGGCCGCACCGTGGCGGTGCGCGCGGATGTGGCGCGTTTTGCGCAGGATATTGGCGAGATGCGGTCGGCGCTGGAAGGGCCGCTGGTGGCGGGCGCCGACAAGGCGGGCCGGGCGATCGAGGCGGGGCTGCTGCGCGCCGTGCGCAACGGCAAGCTGGGGTTTGACGATCTGGGCAAGATGGCGCTCTCCACGCTTGCGCAGATTGCGGCGGCGGCGGTGCGGCAGGGCGTGGGCGCGATGGGGCTCGGCGGCGGCGGACTGTTGGGGCTGGGGACCAGTTTGCTGGCGGGCGCGCTTGGCCTGCCGGGGCGGGCGACGGGCGGGCCCGTCTCGCCGGGGCGGGGCTATCTGGTGGGCGAGCGCGGGCCGGAAATGTTCATGCCGACGAGCAGCGGACAGGTGGTGCCGGTCGGCGGAGCGGGTGCGGGGCGCGAGGTGCACGTCTCGATCACCGTCAACAGTGGAGGGGCGGACAGCCCGCGCGCCTTGGCGCGCAGTGCCCGGCAGGTGGCGCGAGCGGTGCGCGGGGCGCTGGGGGATTAGGGTGGATCGACATGCCGCCCTGCCGGCCTGCAAATGACGCACGCTGCGCTCCGGGTCACGAAAATCCACCATATTCGGCAGGTCATCTTCGCAATGACGATCCGCCCTGGTTGCCTGGAAGGCTGTCCGGCAGGGCCGGTGCCGGAGTGGGGCTTAGCGCCGGCGCAGGCGGGCGAGCCAGGCGCCGATGAGGGCGCCGAACAATTTCAGCGCCATGGTGGCGATGACGGCGGGGATGAAGAAGCCCCGATAGGCGACGAGGGCGCCATCGACGATCAGATAGAAGGCAAAGACGGCGAAGGCGAAGGTCCATGGGTTCCGATCCGGCCGGCGGCGTGAGACGCGCCAGACGAACAGGAGGAACAGGATGGGGCCGATGATGCGGGTGCTGACCGTCGAGATGGCCGGGGCGAGGGCGACATAATAGTCGCGTGCATGGCCCGGATCGATGGCGAGGCTGTAGAACCAGACCACGCCGAATGCGGCCGCGAGATCCAGCACGAGGATCGCGATGGCGACGCAGAGCGCTTTGACGAAATCGACAGGCAGCATGGGGGTCCCCTCGGTGGTGCCGGCCGAAATTACGTGAGACCGGCGTCAGGGTAAAGCGCGCCGGATCGCGACTTTGCGCTGTCGCCTGTGGCGCGGCCTGGACAGCGGCGTTTCACGATCAGGAGGAGCAGATCATGCCTTATTGGCTGGCCGATGCCCGGCGCGATCAGGATAGCGGCGTCATCAAGCGGTTTGCGCCGCCTTACTGGACGGTCAATTTCCCCCGGCCGATGATGGCGTCCGTGGTGACGCAGGGCGCGGACGGGCTGCGGATCGATGCCGTGTTTCATGGCTCGGGCGACCTGGCGGGGCTGATCTGGGAGACGGAGGACCAGTGGGACCATCCGCTGCTGCGCTATGCCACGGAGCGCGATTATGCCCGCTGCACATTGCGGTTCCACTGGCGCAGCCATGGGATGAAGCCGCTCGACGCCGTCGACGGGCCGACGCTGACCATCGAGGGGCGCGATGCAACGGGCGCAGCGCGCAACTGGTATGTACGGCTGTGGAACTATGCCAGCGGTTCGCCGGAAGATGCGATCATCACGCTGCCTTTCGATGCCTTGCGCGGAGGGTTCCTGCTGCCGGGCGAGGCCGATCCGGTGTGGCCGGGGGATATTGACCGGTTGTTCATCTCGATCGTGCCGGAGGGATATGATCGGGGAGAGACGGTGTTTCCGGCGCCTGTCGAGGGCTGGGTGGAGCTGACGCAGATAGGCTGCGAGGGCTCGGGCTCGGTCATCGCGATCGGGGATGTGATGGTGCCGGAGCATGGGCTCTCCATCGCCACCGGGTATGACGATGGTTATAATCTGACGCCCGAGCGCATCCTGCGGCAGGTGCTGGCGCTGGGCTATCGCGGGGCGATCAACCATTATGTGGGGATGAGCCATTATATGCGGCTCGAACCGGTCGCGGGGGCGTTTCGTGCCACGTTGACGAGCGGTGCGCTCAATGCGCCGTGCCAGCGCTGGCATGCGGATTTTGCGGCGCGCTGCAAGGCGCTGGGGTTCGATCTCATCCTGTCGCTCTCCTATGAGTTGTTTGACGCTTATTGCCCGGATGCGTGGAAGCAGCGGGCCTGGGATGGCGCGCCGGCGCTGACCGGGTGGGCACCGCCCTCGACCTTGCTCTCACCGGCCAATGGAACGGCGATGGCCTATCTTCAGGCGGTGGCGCGGGCATTTGTGTGGATCGCGCGGGAGGCTGGGCTGGCCGTCCATTTTCAGATTGGCGAGCCGTGGTGGTGGATCATGCCCGATGGTCGCCCGTGCCTTTATGATGATGCAGCGCGGGCGGTGTTTGGGGGCGCGCCGCCGGAGATTGAGACGATGCGCGGGGCCCTCGACGGCGCGCGCACGGCGCTGCTCGACGCGGCCGGCGCGGCGCTGGCGGCATCGACCGCGGCACTGGGCGCAGCGGTGCGGGCGGAGACGCCGGGGGCGGAAGTGCTGCTGCTCGTCTTTCTGCCGACCTTGCTTGACCCGGCGATGCCCGAGGCGAAGCGCGCGAACGTGCCGGTGGGCTGGGCGGCGCCGGCGTTCGACCGGTTGCAGACCGAGGATTATGACTGGATCACCAGCGGGCAGGCGGCGCGGGCGGAGGCCGCGCGGACGCTGATCGATGCGCGGCTGGGCTATCCGACGCGCGAGCAGCATTATCTGGCGGGTTTTGTGCCGGCGGAGCAGTCGCCGGCGGAAACAGCGCGGGCCTGGCGGTATATTGCGGACGCGGCCGAGGCGGCGCGGGCGCGCAAACCGGCCGCGATCTTCATCTGGGCGTTGCCGCAAGTGGCGCGAGACGGCTTCACCTATTTCAATCTGGCAGGAGATGCGGACGTGCAGGCTTTCGACGATCTGTCCTTTCCGCTCGCCATCGGGCGGCGCGCGCAGGTGGCGCCGACCTTCTCGACGCGGGTGATCGAGAGTGTCTCGGGCCATGAGCAGCGCAGCACGCAATGGGCCGATGCGCGGCTGCATTTCGATGCCGGGCCGGGGGTGCGATCGGAAGCCGATATTGCGACGCTGATTGCGTTCTTTCGGGCGCGGCGCGGCGCGGCGCGGGGGTTCCGCTTTCGCGATCCGTTCGACCATGGCTCGGGCGCGTTTGGCGCGGCGCCGGGGGCGCTCGATCAGGTGATCGGCCTTGGCGATGGCGTCATGACGGTGTTCCGGCTGCGCAAGGCCTATGGCGCGGCGACCGACGCGCAGATGCGGATGGTGACCCGGCCGGTGGCGGGCAGCGTGCGGGTCGCCGTGGATGGCGTCGAGCGATCGGGCGGGTGGCAATTGGGCGCGCTGGGCGAGGTGCGCTTCGAGGACGCGCCGGCGGCGAGGGCGATCGTGACGGCGGGCTATTTGTTCGATGTGCCGGTGCGCTTCGCCGAGGACCGGCTGGACATCGACCAGGAGACATTTGCGGCCGGCGCGGTGCCGTCGGTGCCGCTGGTGGAGGTGCGCGAATGAGCGGCGTGGCGGCGATACTGGCGCAGCCGCTCTGTGCGCTGGCGTTCTGCTGGCGGCTGGAGCGACGCGACGGGGTGACGATTGGCCTGACCAGCCATGACCGGCCGCTCGATGTGGCGGGACTGCGCTATGCGGCCGCGCCGGGCATCACGCCCAGCGCGATTGTGCGGGGCGGCGACGGTGCGGCGGAGCTGGCCGATATCGCGGGCGCGCTCAGCGCGGCGGCGATTGCCGAGGATGATCTGGATGCCGGGCGGTGGGATGGCGCGACGCTGCTGCTCCACCTGACCGAATGGACCGAGCCCGGCGCGCTGTGGCTGGAACTGGCGCGCGGCACGATGGGCGGGGTCGAGCGCAAGGACGGCAGCTATGCCGTCGCGCTGCGCGGAGCGGGCGGGCTGCTCGACCGGGCGGTGGCGCCGGTCACCAGCCCGACCTGTCGCGCCCGGCTGGGTGATGCGGCCTGCCGGATCGACATGCGCGCGCGGCAGCGCATCGTGCGGGTGGACGCGCTGAGCGGGGACAGGCTGCATTATCCCGGGCTTGGCGCGGGGCATTATCCGTTTGGGGAACTGCGCTGGTTGAGCGGGGCGAATACGGGGCTTGTGCAGATGATTGTCGACCAGGCGGGCGACGCGCTGTTTCTGGCGGAACCCCCGCCGTTTGCGGTGGCGGGGGGCACGCTCGTCCTGCTCGTCGAAGGGTGCGACAAGCGGCTGGAGACCTGCGCGACGCGGTTTGCCAACACCGCCAATTTTCGGGGTGAGCCGCACCTGCCGGGGATGGATCTGCTCACCCGCTATCCGGGGAGTTGAGCGATGAGCATTCATGATCGCATCGCGGCGCAGGCGCTGGCCTTGGTGGGCGTGCCGTTCCGGCTGCATGGCCGCTGCGAACTGACCGGCCTTGATTGCGTGGGCCTTGCTGCGCTGGCGGTGGCGCGGGCGGGCGGGCCGGTGGGCGAGCTGCCGGGCTATCAACTGCGCGGGACGAGTGCGGCGCGCGCGGGCCGGGCCTTGCGTGCGGCCGGGTTCATCCCGGTGGACGAGATATCGCCGGGCGCGCTGCTGCTGGCCGAGAGCGGGCCGATGCAACTGCACCTCATGGTGGCGACGGGGCGCGGGTTCGTCCATGCCGATGCCGGACTGGGGCGTGTCGTCCTCATGCCGTTGCCGGCGCCATGGCCCATTCTCGGCCGGTGGCGTCTCGTTACAGCCAGTCAGCAGGGGTAGCAAGATGGCCACAATCGTTCTGACCGCCGTGGGGACCCTCTTCGGCGGGCCGATCGGCGGTGCGCTTGGCGCGCTGGCCGGGCAGGCGATCGATGCGCAGATATTCAGGCCGGCGGGTCGGAGCGGGCCGCGGCTCAATGATCTGCAGGTGCAGACATCCCGCTATGGCACGCGGGTGCCGCGCATCTTCGGGCAGTTGCGCGTAGCGGGCACGGTCATCTGGGCGACCGACCTGAAGGAAAGCAGCGCGACGAGCGGCGGCGGCAAGGGCCGGCCGAGCGTGACCAGCTATAGCTATACGGCCAGCCTGGCCGTAGCGCTCTCCGCGCGGCGGATCACTGGCATCCGGCGGATCTGGGCGGATGGCAACCTGCTGCGCGGCGCGGCGGGCGATTTCAAGGCACCGGTCGGGGCATTCCGGTTCCATTCCGGCGATGAGGATCAGGCCGTCGATCCACTGATCGCGGCCGATGTCGGGCTGGATCGTGCACCGGCTTTCCGGGGCTGCGCCTATGCCGTGTTCGAGGGATTGCAGCTGGCCGATTTCGGCAATCGCATCCCGTCGCTGACATTTGAGGTCATCGCCGATGGCGGGGCGGCTGGCATGGCAGCCATCGCATCCGAACTGGCCGGCGAGGCGATTGCCTATCGGGGGGATGCGCCCGGCGCGAGCTTCTTCGGCTTCGCAGCCGATGGCGCGGACCTGCGCGATGCCATGGGCGCGTTGGTCGAGATGAATGATCTGCTGTGGCGGGAGGAAGGGAGCGCCCTCATCCTCGCCGGGGGACAGGAGCGGGATTACAGGATTGATCCTGCGGCGGAGGTCTGCGCCATCGACGGGAAGGCGGAAGCGCCGGAGAGTCGGCAGCGGCTGCCGATCGAGACGGTGCCGGCGCGGCTGTCCATCCGATATCATGACCCGGAGCGGGATTTTCAGGCGGGCATCCAGACCGCCGAGCGGCCGGGACCGGGAGCCCGGCAGGACAATGTCGATCTGCCCGCCGCCCTGTCCGCCGCCGCCGCGCGCCGTCTTGCCGATGCGAAGCTGCGCAGCGGGCTGCGGCGGCGGACCCTGATCCGCCGATCCATCGGCTGGGCGGCACTGGAATGCGAGATCGGCGACGTGGTGACGCTCACCGATGAGCCGGGGCGCTGGCGAGTGGAGGCGGTGGCGTGGGAAAATATGGCCGTGCGGCTTACGCTGCGGGCGCATGATGGCGGCGCACGGGCGGTGGCCGGCGGCGGTGATGCCGGGACGTCGCTGCGCGAAACCGATCTGGTGCAGGGGGCGACCCATCTGGCTATCGTCGAGTTGCCGCCCGATGGCCTGACGCTGGCAACGGTGCCGACGGTCTATGCCGCAGCGACCGGGGCGGATGCGGGTTGGCGCCGCGCGGTGCTGCTGCGCTATCATGCGGCTCTGGAAACGGCCGAGCCGATCGGCCGGACAGCGCTGCGGGCCGTGATCGGGACGACGCAGGGCGCGCTGCCGGATGGCGTGCCCTGGCGGATCGACCGGCGCGGTGCGGTGGAAATATGGCTCGACAATGCGGCGGACGCGTTGACGGCGGCCACGGACGATCAGCTGCTCGCCGGGGCCAATCTGTGCGGGATCGGCGATGAAGTGCTGCAATTTGGCGAGGCCGAGCCGATCGGACCGGGGCGCTTTCGTCTGTCGCGCCTGATCCGGGGCTGGCATGGCACGGAATGGGCCTGCGCGGGCCATCAGCCCGATGAGCGATTCGTGCTGCTCGACAGTGACAGACTGGCTCCGGTCAACATGACGCCGGCCGATATCGGGCAGCAGCTGGCGTTGCGGGCGATCGGAAGCGGCGACCTGGTGCCGGCCGAGGCATCCGGCCTGATCGACGGCCGCGCGAGCGTGCCGCCCGCGCCGGTGCATGGCCGGATCAAGGGGGCGGGGCAGGGCGGGCTGGTGATCAGCTGGGTCCGCCGCAGCCGACTCGGCTGGGCCTGGCCCGATCTGGGCGAGATCGCGCTGGGCGAGGAGAGCGAGCGCTATCTTCTGCGCGTGGGCACAGCCGCTACTGTGCTTCGAGCGTGGGAGACCAGCGACTCATCATCATCTTATCCCGCGGCCGATATTGCAGCGGACCGGGCGGCGGCCGCGGGCGCGCCGCTTCGGCTCGAGATCATGCAACGCGGGACGAGCGGCCTTAGCCGGCCGCTCGTTCTGCCCCTGCCCTGACTTCACAAAATCCGATTCGCCGGGCCGCCGGTTCGATGACATCGATATCCGAGAAGGAGCGTCGCCATGATGTATACCGATCGCCTTGGCTTGCCGTTGCTGGCGGCCGGGCAGGCCCAGAAGGAAATCACGCATAACGAAGCCTTGGCCCTGCTTGACGTGGTTGCTCAGGCCTGCGTTGAAAGTGCCTCGCTTTCGACACCGCCCGCCATGCCGCAAGCCGGCCAGTGCTGGATCGTGGCCGCCGGGGCAACCGGGGCCTGGTCCGGCCAGGAAGGGGCGATCGCCTGTTGGAGCGCGAGTGGCTGGCTGCTTCTCGCTCCCCGTCCCGGCTGGCGGATCTGGGTGCAGGACCGAGGGCATGGGATGCGCTTTGACGGCATGGCCTGGCTGGATGATGCGGTGCGGGAGGACGGCATCTATCTGGATGGAGAGCGGGTGATTGCGCCAAGGCGGGGGGCGATTGCCGCGCCGGCCGGGGGAAGCACGCGCGACGAGGAAGCGCGGACCGCGATCGCGGCGCTGTTGGATGCCCTGCGAGGTCATGGGCTCATCGCGCCTTGA